AAGTGTGCCTGTAGTGCCTGACATTGTAAGGTCACCTGTAAGTTCTACATCTATATTTCCTGCTCCAATACCTGCTATTGTGTATTCATAATCGTAATTTGGTGTTTGCAAGAAACAAACTTCGCAATCATGGCTAACAGTTAGTGTTGTGCTTTGTCCTGGACATAGTTGTATTGGACTTCCGCTACTACCATCACCTTGTGCAGTAGGACCATCCGCAGGAGCATGTGTAAGATTAGGTTTTTTAGCACCTGCTTCCATTAATTTTTGGGTGTCATCGTTGTTAAACTGTATGTCTTCACTTAAAACACCTGTGTCTTCGTCTGCTGTTACAAACTTTTTAAACAACCCATTAGCAATACCAAGCAATGCGTTTGCACCAAGCAGTTTTGCCATTGTGCCACCTAAGTCTGCTTCGTCTGCTTGTTCTATTTCAGCATTAAATATTTTTGATTTAACACCATTAAAATTTGAACGTGTTTCATATGACAATCCACTTTCAGTGTAAATTGTGCCATCATATTCTTGTGCTGTTATTGAATATATTAGATTACCATCTTCGTTATCTTCTTCATCAATTTGGATAATTCTAAATTTTTTATTAGTAAAGTCTAAAGCAGTATTTGTAATATCAATTACTTCGCCTGCTTTTAATTCATTAGCGTCAAAGTTTGTTCTAAATTCAACAATTAGATCTAAACGACTTTGTTTTAATTCTCTACCAGCAATAAATTGTGCTTGAATAGGATCGCTTGTTTGAGGTAAACTAATTTCTAAAACATTGTCTATTTCATTTGTATATCTATCAGCAGTTGCAATAGTAGCAGTAACAATGTCTGTAGTATCACGCATGTCTCTGTGTGGGAAACTAACAGTAATACCATTATACATTTCTGTAAGGCCAGTGCCACTAACATTTATTTCGCCTACAATGTTTGAGTCGTTAAATGATTTGCTACTGTTTGCTGTATCATTTAAAATAACTGTCCATTTACCAGCATTTGGATCCCATGTTAAAAAAGCGCCACCTTGGTTTGCTAAAACGTCAAGATTATCTAAGACATTCTTAGTTGTGTTTACTAAACCGTTTATTCTAAATTTTGTATTTGTAGCCATCTGTTAATCCTTACCTATATAGGTATACAACCCCTTCATTAGTTCCAGTTTCGTCTTCATCTATTGCACTAATTGCAACATGATTCAATCCCAAAGCAACACCATAACCAAATTTATCTGCATTTGATCCTGTTTCAATGTTAGGATTACTAAATGTTTTTCTTAATGTGCCTGTTGCTATATCATACAAGTATGCTTCACCTACATTTGTATTTGCTGTATGATCTCCAATTAAAACTTCTTGTCCATTAGTTGCTAAAGAATATCCACCATTTAATCCTGTTTGAACTTGTGTGCCATCGCTCTTTCTATATACATGAGTTGTTGTGCTGTTAGAAACAACTATAAAATCACCAGCAACTCTTAAACTATCCCAATAATTGCCCGTTGTTGTAATTGTTCTTGTTAATGTGCCATCACTCATGTCTCTCATATAGATTGCGCCATCACCTGAAGAGTTTGTTCTTGCTGTCATATACCAATAGTTTTCGTCACTGTCAATTGCTTTCCAATCATATGATCCTAGACGTGCAAATGAATATGTTGTGCTTGAATCAACTTCACGTGAAACTTGATTTAAATCATATACTTCTATTGCTGTTCCGCCTTGTATAATATAAGCAACTTGTAAATTAGTTTGTGTGTTCCATGTGCTGGTTGGTATTATATCAGTAGAAGCATCATAAGTTTGCACTGGATAACTTACTGCAACAGTGTATCTACCTGGTTCTATTGTCTTTGTTCCGTTATTATCATACCTAAACCCTGCTCCACCGTTAAAATCTGTATCAAAACTGTTTACTTCACCGTATGGTGCTTGTGTTCTTTCAATATCATTTGCTTGGTATTGCCTATCATGTTGTATAACTGCTAAATGTCCACTAAAATTAAAAGCATATATACCTTTGAGTAATATATTAAGTGCTCCAAGACTTTCCTCATGACTGTTCCATGCTAAAACACTTTGTGGTTCATATCCTGCATATTGTCCGCCATCGTGTGATAACGAGTCTGGATTTACTGTTGATGGATCAGCGTCCCAATATGCTGGGTCATATGGACTTAATATATGAAACATATTAGCAGTTGCATTGCCATCTGTTGAAACAAAAATTGCTTTATCATCACCAGATAGATATTCACCAAATTGAGCGGTTGAACTAAATTGTCCATTGTATTGAACTTCATTGTCAAAGTCGTAAAATCTGTTAGCGTAATCAGGCAATTTAAATGCATTGATACCTAACGTAGATGTTATTGATACAGTTGATTCTACGTCGCGTAATAATGTTGGTGTTACATTAACAGAGAATCTTGCAAGAATAACTGTTTCACCTATTGCTTGATCCACATTAATAACTGTAATAAGATTTGCAGTTGCGTTGTGAGTTATTGAATTTGCTGTGTTGCAACTAACTGTGCTTGATGCTGTTAAATTTGCAATTGATTTAAACGTACCAACCGTCCATGATTTTGTTAAACGTGTGCCTGATGCTGTATATTTTATTGAACATGTATATTCAAAACTACCTTGTGATCCTGCAGGTATATCAATTGTTGGTGCTCTTACTGCTTCCCAATCACTAATACTATCAATACCATTAACCGTAAATACACCTCCACTTGAACTAACTACAACTCCTGATGGCAATGTTCCAAACGTAACTGTTGCTCCTGTCAATGCACTAACATCAACAATAAAACTAACCAATGCTTGTGCTGGTTGGATTATTTCTACAATGTCTATTGTACGTTGTAAAGTAAATGACGTTGTTGTAATAGATTGATCTGTAAGGTCTACAGCATTAGGAAAATTAAAGATAACATTACTTGCACGGTTATCTGCAAAGGTTACTGTTTGATTACTAAAATCATTTAATTCTTGTAGAGTAGCCATTACTGTATATCAATCTCCGCACTTGGAACACCTGCACCATATCTTGTATTTTGCAGGTAATCATTTAACACGTCACCAGGTTGTGTCATGTTGTTGGATAATTTAAATTTAATATCTTTACCAACAGTTGTAAGTTTTTGTTTTTTGTTGTATGTAAATCTTATTAGTGCAAATGCAAGACCGTCTAATGTTTTTGTGCTGGTCCAGTTAGGGAAAATATCATATGCATTAGATGTATTGCCTGTGCTTTCACTTGAAAATGTAGTAGGCGATGTGCTACCATTGTTAAAAGGATATACTTTGATTAATCCGTTCCATACATCTCCTGCATTTTCATCATCATCATATATGTTCTTAACTGTAACACCGTCTGTATCAAAGCCAAGTCTAAAGTTGTCTATGTATGCTTCTTCAAATGTAATTGTGCTTGAACTTCCATCAATTAGGTTGCCTGTCTTTTCGCAAAATACAACTGCCAACCATAAATTTTTATTTCCTGTTTCTAAATGTGCATCAATGACTTTGCCTGGCACAAATGCACTGCCATATAGAACAGGCACTGAATGATTTGTATCTGGATCAATAACAACTTGTGTGCCTTGATCTTGTAATTCATCTCTACCCTTATTGGCGCTCTTTAAAACACGATTAAGAGCATAACCTAAAAGAGCAGTTCTTGCAAGTGTTCCGCCAATACTGTCTCCACCTAAAAATCCTAACGCTGATTTACCAAAACTTTTTATACTATTAAGAAAACTCATTATGGCGCTCCAAAATCAAATTTAGTTCCTTTGATAATTGGCACTCTATCCATGCCTGTATCATTTGGAAAGAAACGGTTGTTACTTGTTGGATTGGTTAATCTACCACTAACCTTTTCCTTTAAAACACCTAATTGGTTTGAGCATTCAAATAGCATAGTGTTAGATGCTGTTCTTTCTTCTACTTGGAATTCTTCTTGTAAACTCCAATTGTTTACTCTACCAAAGAAATACCCTTGTGTTGCAATTAAGGTTCCGCTTACAGTATAAAATTGTCTGCGTATTTCAATTGCTGATCCTTTAAGTTTACTGTATAGCACATCAGTGATATTGCCTGAAGGAATACCACTTAATGATACTGTGACTTGATCAGAACTTGGACGAAGTTCACTTGTTGTTGCTGTTACTTTTAAAAATTCACCTAAAGGAGAATCCATGATTGCTGAAGTTAAGCCTGACATCATTTGAGTCATAAGCCGTGCAAAATTATTTCCCATAGTTTTTGTTACTTCTGTAAATTCTTTTATTTTT